ACTTTAAACGTTGGTATTACATTCCCAAGAGGATTTTATTTAAATGGTGGTATAGGAGTTTTTGGAAACAAGCCCGTATATAATATTGGCGCAGGATATAAAATCTGGTAACAGAAATCTTTAGTTTTAATTTTGTTCATAATTGTTTTGGGCGGTGAGACTTAGTTCTTGCCGCTTTTTTTTAAAACAATGTTAATTTCTGAAAATATTATCTTTTTATTTGGATGTATATGGTAATTAACGCCATATTTGTGCTGTTAAACTAATAAACAATAAATAACATGAAGTTAGAAAATCTTATTAAGGTCAAAAATTACGCTGACATGAAAGGTGTTACCGTACCGTGGATTTGGAGATTAATCAAAAGAGAAAAGTTAGAATGTACATACATTGATGGAATGTGCTTTATTGTATTGTCTGATGAAGAATTGAAAGACTACAAAAAGTTTAGAGAGACGCTTAACTCTTTGTTGAGCAAATAATAATAGTATTAATAATAAAAAAAGGAGATTAATTTATGAATGAAATTATGAACATTAGTGGAGTAGAATGTTACGAAGAAAAAGGAATTGCGTATCTACGTTTAGAGAATGTAGCTTATGGACTTGGGTTTATAAAAACTGAGGCAAAGAATGGGAAAGAATACACATCCGTTAGATGGGAAAGAGTGTTCGGCTTTCTCGAAGAAATTGGTTTCGACCACAAGTGGGCGAAAGACTCTTATATCCCAGAGAATATATTCTACCGCCTTGCGATGAAGGCTAAAAATGAAGTGGCAGAAAAATTTCAAGCAAAGATAGCAGATGAAGTTATACCTTCGATTCGCAAGCATGGCGCATATATGACAGACAATGTGTTGGAACAGGCTATCTCTAATCCAGACTTTATGATTGGTCTGTTACAAAATTTGAAAGAGGAACAAAAGAAAAGAATTGAGGCTGAGGCTAAGATTGAGGTTGATAAACCTAAAGTTCTGTTCAGCGAAGCGGTGACTACTTCCAAAACTTCTATCCTAATTGGAGATTTGGCTAAAATTATCAAGCAAAATGGAGTAGAAATGGGGCAGAACAGGATGTTTCCTTGGTTAAGAGATAATGGTTATCTAATAAAAAGAAAAGGTTCTGATTTTAATATGCCAACTCAAAAAAGCATGGAGATGAAATTGTTTGAGATTAAGGAAACAGCTATAACTCACAGTGATGGACATATTACTATAAATAAAACTCCAAAAGTGACTGGTACTGGACAAGTGTTCTTTGTTAATAAATTGTTGAGTCGCAATTAATTATCCTGCTCAGTTGTAAATACGACTTAAAAAAGTTATATTTGTATCGAATTCATAATTTAAAATATAAAAATCATGGTAACAAGAGAAGATGAATCTTTGATAGACATGTTGCTTTATGCAAAAATATCGGAACTTCCCGATGAATATGATGGCTCTAAAGTATGGGCACAGGCAATTGTAAAACTGAAACGTAAATCCGGTTGTGAGGATTATGTTATCGCAGAACACGATTTCTTTTCATGGGAGGAAGTCAATGTAAAGAAAGAATCTCCTAACAAAGGTATTCCACATAGTGTAGTGGCTATTTATCCCTATTTAAGCCTTAGTGCTTCTGACACTCCGGCTGTTGAAACCAAAGAGGATATTATTAACTTTATCAGCCAAAGAGAGCGCGTAGAACGAGATATCCTAATCGGACTTGACAACGATACGCTGAAAAAACGTTTGTTGAATATCTGTATTAAAGAGAAAATTGGTAGGTTCAACGGAAGAAAAACTATTGCTGATTACATGTTAGGCGTAGAAGATCCTGAAAATCCTACAGAAAGCAAAGTAATAGATAAATCTGCTGCCTCCGAAGTTGATACTGAAACATTAGACGAATCACCCAAAAGAAGAGGACGCAAACCTAAAACTGAAAATGATGGAAACTAAAACTAAAGAAGAATTGAACAAAGAACTACGCGTTAAGATCGCAAAGCTGAAAGGGCTTTGCGATAACGCACATTATAGTGAGAAATTAATTAATGACATCTTATCAATAAAGGAACAATTATGTATTGAGCCTACATTGATACATGTGCCTTGTTCTGAGACTATAAAAGAACTTGATTTTGAAAGTTTTAAACTGTACGAAACAAAATCTGGGATAATAGTAAGCGCGAATGGTTTTAGAATGTATGTAAGACCGTGGTTGCATTCCCTTTATGGGCATTTGAAGTCTCTTATTGAACTGAAAGGGAATTATGACCTCTTAACCGAACAAGAAAAAGAGAATTATGATTTGATGTTATCTGGAACTTTCTCTATTATACTAAATCCTCTTATTTGCTTTACAAATGACGAATATTGGATTGATTTAGCTACATATATAACTAAAAAGCAAATAGAATTCTTCCAAAGCAAATTAGACGCCCCTCTTCAAGAGGAAACTCCAATTGAAGACGAAGAGTTTAGAAAGAATATTTTGGCGGCAGAGAGATTTAAACAAGAAGTTTTAAAAGAAGGAGAAAATGAAAGAGGAGAATAACAGTAATTGTGTTCATGTAGTAGGTAGTGCAAAACCTATTGCATGGGAGAGTAGCTATGCTAAGCCGTTTGGGATGATAGAGTTCCCAGAAGATTTTGAAACAAAGAGCATAGATAAAGTTGCTCAGTTCAAATCAATTGCAAATTCTCTTGCATCTCTTTATGAAAGAAAAAACAGTGATTATGGCGATTCATTTGGAGAAACATTTAAAAAGCTTGGGATTATATCCTCCATTACGCGAATGAGCGATAAAATGAATCGCATTATCTCTTTAACAACTAAAAAAAATCAAAAAGTTAATGACGAATCTATTGCGGATACATTAATGGACTTGGCTTCTTATTCAATAATGACATTAATCGAATTAGGGTATGGCAAAGAAAAAGGTACAGATAAAGGCGAGCACGAAGGTAACGGAGAACGGGAGAAAGCCACCAGTGAAGCCGCAACTAAGATCTAAAGCGCCTGGATTATTTACAGAGAAAATTGTATTCGTAGTCAATTCTAAAAAGAATAAGTAAAGGTTATATTAAATATAGATATGGAAAAGTTAATAGTTAGAGCGACTATCTTTGGATTAGCTATTTATATGTTAATTGTATTTTGTTTTGCATGGAGTGGAGTATTAATAACATTTGATGGCTATGTTATCTTATTAGATTATTGTTTGTATAGGCTTGCTTGTGACGAAGGTAAATATCATTGCAAGTATGCAAGAGCTATACCACTTAATCTTATGTTTACCGATACTATTACTTGTATTGACAATACATTCAATATTATGCCTACGGCAGAGGTATATTTGCTTATTGTATCAGCTACATGGGCTATTAGCATTATTGTTACGGTACATTTAGGTATTAATCATTTCAGAAAAGTTCGTCGGCTAAAGAATATCAAGCAACGATACGAAGAATTTAAACTCAAAAAGTAGTAAGGCTGCATGATTTGTATTAATGAAGAAATGGCTTCTAAAGTTGGTTTAGAAGCCGCAGCCGTCTACTATTATATGCGATTGATACTATGTACTAAAATGTATCAAGAATCGTTTAAAGGCTGCATGGTAAAACGAGAGAAATATACCGGATTTATTGCAATAGCAAAACTAAAAGAATTAATTCCTTTCCTTTCTACAAAGAAAATATACAATGCTGTTAATAGGCTCGTTGAACATGGATATATCAGGGAGGTGAATTATAAGTTACCTGGAATGAACACTACCAAGTGTTACCAATATGTAGAAAATAACTAATTAAAACATTTTTTATTATGGCTAATCTGAAAGAAGTAAAAGAAAACAATGTGAAACTTACAAATTCAAACAGAATCAATAAGATTAAGAGCGACATATACGATATTATAAAAGAAGAAGTAGATGCACTCTCTCCTATTAGGAAACTTGTATTTAGTACTATCTTTGGAAGAATCTTTGATATATTTAGCGCTGACTGTAACGAAGACGAATTGGCGGGAGCACTTAATACAATAGACAAGATGAATTCAGAATATGTTAATCCGAAAGATTATGTTACTAATGATGGCGCAATGAAGATATTGTGCATGGGTAATAATCGAGCAGGATTCAAGAAATTGATGGATAAATATGGTATTAAGAATCAAAATTTCAATAACCATAAGATTGGATTTAAGCGTTCTGATATTCTTGCGGTCAAAGATAAATTGAAAGAAGAACGTCAGAAGAAAACTTGAAAAGGAGATAGAAACAAAACAAGGGGAAGAAAACTTCCCCTTGAAAAACAACTAATACCTGAAAATTAAAAACAAACTTACATGACAATTAACAAACAAAGTTCTCGTATATCATTTCAAGAAAATCAGTAGTTGATATTTGTTTTTCAGTCGTGATAGACATTCCCTGAAAATCGGTTAATACCTGCTCGATAGTATAGTTATCAGCTACATTTACATTCACTAAATCTTCATATTCTTTCTGTGTAAAAGTCTTTTGTTCTACCTCGACCTCTTCATTCAGCTTCTTAGATTTAAAATCAGCTACATCTCTCCAATGTTTATTGTACATCTCCATAAATGCCTGATGCTTATCAAATTCTTCATCAGTTAAGATGTTCTTTAGCATTTCCTCTGTAAGAGAAGATAGGTCTTTGCATCGTTTTTGGATTTTCTCTTGAAGTTTACTTACTTCCTCTTTTTCTTTATCAAATCCCTCTGGCTTCAATCCTTCTGTAGCTTCTTTAACGGCATCCTCGAATTTTTTATAAAATCCATTGTAGTAAATGCGAGTCATCATAACTTTAGTCTTCAATTCGCGTGGAAGCTCTTTCCCTTGATGCGCGATCAATAAAGCCTTGATCAATGATGTCTTTTTAACTATCTCACTATTTTTTATTTTATCGAGTTTATTCTCGCTTTTTTTAGTTTCTGTATTTTCCATTACTCACACAATGTATTAATTGTTCCTTCACTCCATTTTTTAATTCCCGCAAGCAAAGTCTCAGTTGCCTCAACTTGTTTATCGGCATACGCTTCGTTTGTAATACGCACTACTGATTCATACATTCCCGCAGGTGCAGGTGCAGTTATTGTACCATTATTATTATTATAATGAAAAGTTCCGATTACGTTTTGTGAATCTTTTAATTGAACATTTCCACTAAATTCGATAACCTTATTAGTTGCTACAACTAATATTGAACCTACTAATTTAAGAGTTTCGCTATTTACTGCGGCATTAGTTCGCTTAACGCTAACCAATTCTCCGTTTTCTACTGTTACTGTAACTGGTGTTGTCATCTTGATATTTTTAAAATTCGCTGCTAAGATACTTCTTTTTTTGTATATATACAACTACTTTGCCCTAAATAATATAGAACCAGCTTGATAGTTATCTCCCAAATATCTTGCTGTATAGTTTACATAATTATTTTGAGAGGTTTGCACTCTTGTAAATGATTGGGAGTTAAATGTATATGATTGTCCTTGACTTAACATTTCCCCAATTGGAGCAGGAGATAAAGATTCACCCATACCACCTAAGAATGCTCCAGGAGGCTCTGATTCAAGCATAACTGAGAACCTTGCCTTTTCCCAAGCTCCCTTGATAGATGTAAATGTACATTTTAAATGATATTCATTAGCAAATTCATTAACGACCTTGTACTCGAATTTAAAGCTGTTCGGTTCAGGTTTGGCAAGAGTCCTAATTTCATGCGCTGTTTCAAGATGACTCTGGTTCAGTGAAAAAATCGTGGTATTGACCCCCACATACGACTGTTCAGATGCTTCAGCCATAGAAGCGACCATGTAGACATCCACCTTACCATCAGGCCATGCAGGAATATCAAGGGTAACTATGTATTCTTGCGCCATCATCTCCATCACGGATTTATTCAAAGTCCTGAATCGAAGTTCTCCGTTTGCCTGGTGCCGGACAATACAACCGATATAAGCAGTTCTGATAAAGTTTATTTCATTCAAAGAAATCTCAGCGTTTTGTTTTAATAGAATAGAACACCTAAATTGTGCGCTAGGATAAACTGCCGGGTCAGGGTGCATGCTAAAAATAGTGGGTGCGTTGTGGTTATATCCTATATAATCAGTAAGTCTATAAGGTTCTGAATTTCCACCAGTAGGATAATCAAACCCCCATCTTGCCATAGGTTGTCCGGCAGAGGGAAGTGCAGAACTACTTCCGGATTCCGGCAAAACAATTCCAAAATTACCATTAGCGGCTTTATACCATTCAGGATAGTCATCTGTAAACAGTTGCGGGTACTTCACAGGTTTTTTCCTACTAAGTACATTGATCTTATCTTTTACGGCAGCTCCGCAAATATAACCGACATCCCAACCGGAACTAGGAGCTGCAACACCCAAAACATAATACGGGTCAGAAGCAGCGATAGGAGCTGTTATCTTACCATTAGCGTAAGCCATCGCAACCTCCTTTCTTTCTACTTGTTACTGCACCTGTGCATACAACAATGCCACAACCCGTTAAAGAGACTATATCCAGGTCTCCTTCTATGATTGTGGCATTTGTCAGGTCATACTTACTGGGGTCAGCCAGTGTTGTTACGTCTAGGGAAAGCTCGCCCCCCCCCTCCACTTTGTCAGCAAATAAATTGCCTTTAATCAATAAATCTACTTTTTTCATACTAGCTATTCATGCGGTTAATAGTTACGACTAATCTTGCAAGTTCTTGTATCTGGTATTGCCACCAAATAAAGATGACTTTTTCTCCTACATAGGAATCCCATCCATACGTGTCTACTTCAAATTCAAAAGGTATGCCCGGCATTGTGTAGTGATCTCCGGCAGCAACAGTAGTTTCAGGGAAATCTTTTTTCCACAATTCAAGCTCTCTAACATAATCCGTACTGTCCGTATAATACCTATACATGGCAATGGTAGTAGCCGGCAAAGTTCCCCCTGCGTAGTTCATGGCATTGATGATAGGGGTGAGATTCATAACCTTTAATTGATAAGGTTTGCTTACCAGATAACGTAGGACAGCCTGACAGCGAATCTGTAACAGGAACGGATCGCTGGAAACGTACTGCATCTCAAATATGGTTTTGGTAGCTTCTGTATTTCTAAGACTTACATACCTCCCCAAATGGTTTTTCATGTAAACATGACACCAAAGCTTGCCACCTACCGTACCTCCCAAACGAACTTCATCATCGGTCCACTGGATAACATTATTCTCGGTAGTGACAGGAAGCTCACGCTCTACATACGTTGCATTAGGATTACTAGGGCTTCTAAGATTAACCACGAACCGGATATAATCGCTGTCAAAAGCGACCTTATTAAAAATATCCGGAAGGCATAAAGCACCGTCTCTTGATTGGGGAATATGGACGGTCATCCTGAACCCTTTATTAAGGCCTACTTTTTCAGGGACTCCTACCGTAAACAGGTCTTTGGGCGCATTGTGATTGTAGCCTTCAAAATCATGAAGTCTGTAATAAGTGTCAGGTTTCAGATACGTCCATACCGGATCAGGAAGATTGGGGTTTCCCACATTATTTACCTGGTCCATCTGGAATCCGGCATAACCGTTTTTACTTCTCCACCAATCCGTACTATAAGGTACACTCGTTCGGGTATCTTCGATTTGAAAATACCCAGACTCCAAACTTCCTAGAAGGCTGTCAAGTCTGACAGGTTTATACTTCGCATGGGAATTAACAGCGTCGCTGATACAGAGAGTACCAAGGTCATCTGAAGAAGTTCCGATCGTATACTTTACATCATCTATAGAAATAGGAGCCGTAATTTTTCCATTACTATGTGGCATACGACCTCCTATTTTTTAGCCCATGTTTGACCTGTTACCACAACAAAACCGTTATAAAGAAAATTATCCACTTGGATAGTTCCCTCTATAACGGTTGCAGTTGATATGTCTATACTCTCTAGAGTTTTCTCGGAGACATTACAAACAAGGTTGCCCCCCCCCTCCCTTGCAGGAGCAATACGTCCAAGAGAGATCAAATCTCCCTTAATTACTAAAGTTGCTTTTTTCATTGTCTTTGGTTTTTAGATACATACTCTTTCATACTGTCTATATTGGTAGCAATACCATCATAAACAATTATATCTTTCGAAACATGTAATGAACCTTCTAAGTACAGATTAGACTTTTCATCTTTCTTAAAATAGACTCTGTTGATGCGTTCGACAAATTTCCTATCCCTCCATTCTCTGTAAGCTTTAAATAAATTTTTCATCTTCATTATTTTAAAATTAGTAATTGTTTCAATGCAAATTTAATAAATTCGCTCCTAACTTCAAAAGGAGTATAGACTTATCTATACTCCCTTTTCAACTTATTAATCTCTTTCTTTAAACATTCATTCTCCTTTTTCAATTTCTTTATTTCATCTTCAATACTATTAGTCTTTTTATACAATTCCTTAATACCTAATGTGTTTAATTGAGTTGCGCCAGCAATCAAAGAAATAAAATCAGGGCTAATATAATTAATATAACCATATCCATCGTCGTCTTTACCGCATATAGTAGGCAATATCTTAGACACAGCTTGGTAGCTTAAACCAATATGTCTTTTATCATCCACCATTTTTCCAATTCGTGATTGAGCTGTATCGTTATAGATATAATCAAATACCAGTCCTAAAGATAGCAATTTTTTTGCATAATCTGTTTGACCTACTCTATCTTTTAATCGCATATCGGAAGTGGTCTTTGCAGTAATACCTCCTGTCGCTAATATGTTACCACTTACATAGAAACTTTTATTATTGTAAACTCTAACATAGGTCGAATCTGTCATGTGGATACCACCGTTATAGGTTTCAGAATACCAACCATTTGTTCCATTAGTTCTTACCCAACCAGCAGAGTGAATATCAGCAGTTGTATCTATTCTTGCATGGGCACTAAGACCTTTACAAACCCAATCTACGTCACTTTTATTACTATTTCTTGATGACCAAATTCTATATACATTACCATAATTTGTACTTTTAGTTTCTTGAGAACTTATATACATTTCGGCACTACCATCTCTTGGAAAATGTAATGCAGTACATTTTGGAACATCATTTCCAGAATATCCATTAACCCATAGAGTATCGCTCCAATAATATCCATTAGTGTAAACTCCAGTCATAGCAACTTTAAAACCTATACCTGAACCAAAATAAGCCTGAGGATTTGGTTGTTTACCGCCTAAATAGTTGGGAGATAAATAATCAGCCCAAATTGCTCCTCCTAATAATTTATTTGCATATATATCTCTATATCCAAAAATATCTTTAAATCTAAAATTACCCTCATTGTCTAATTCTAAGTGACATCCTACAACTCCTGGTTGATGAAATCCGATAGAAGGAGATATAGTAGAACCATTGCCATTAATCATTAGAGCTGCTTTTTCATAAGTGACTCCACTTGGCTCTCTAAAGTAACAATTAAATAATCTTCCATTAGTATATCCCCAAAAACCTACATCTTTAGCATTAGATCTAAAACCTATAACTCCATCTGAAGCCCAACTTAAACCAGTATCGCTGTCTCCAATAGCCAAACTAACAGCAGGACCACCTTCATTGTTATTTGTTCTATTAATAAATAGTTTTCCATCTGAATCAAGAGTCATTCTACATCCATTAGCTCCAAAAAACCAATCGAAACTATAAGCATTTCTGATACCGGCACCTACAGTCCATAAAGGTTTATCTGCACCTACAGCTGTATTATTATTGTAATAGCTAATACTTGATTCTTGACCATTTCTATTAACGACCCCTAATTTGCCATAAGATGAACCACTGTATCTCACAAATATACCTTCCTCACTGGTTCCATTACATCTGATTTCATAGTTGCCAAGTCCTCCTCCAAGACCAGATTGAGTGCTTTTAGCTACTGCAACATGGAACATTCTATCAGCACTTGCTTGTTGAATATATCCCCAGTCTTCTCCTTTAATATCAATGGCCTTTCTATTTAATATTCTAATAGTTCCTATTGTACCAAGTCCAGTTCCAGATATATCACTTCCAAGTTCAACGATAGAATTTTTTATTTCGGTGTTAAATACCTCTCCACTCTGAGAATTGAAATACTTAACATAAAACGGTAATCCTGTAGTACTTATATCATATATAAGGGTTTTGATACTATCTAAACTTGCAGCAGACGCCCATTTAAGACCGGCATATTTAACTCCATTATAAGTAAATGTACAAGGCTTTGGAGCATATTCACCTTCATTTATACCATAACCATTGTATAATACGCCAAAGTTAACATTTGTTTGATTGTACCTTTTGATAACATTAAATTGTACAGAACCATTGGGATAAATGCCATTTCCTCTTCTGTAAAACATAGTACCGCTTGCATAATTATATTCAGAATCAGCAGGACTAAGTTTACATAAAGCAACGACCCACCACCCATAGTCTGAATATATATTTTGTCCCTCAAAGTAAGGAGTTGCAACTTTATTACAATCTTCGAGAAAAGCTATACCTTTCCAATCAGTAGCCCAAGAAGAACCTTTGCCATCCCTATAATATAATCTATTATTAGTGTTATCTGTTGAAGAAGGCCCAACAAGTTCCCAGGTAGCATAACCTCCTCCCCAACCTTTCACATGAATACCTGACCACCAGTTAGAGGATGGCATGCCAGACATATGAAATAAGCCACTAATATTATAATTATCATAAGAGGTTGGAAGTATTGTGTCATTTCTTCTATCAATAACTCTTAAGTAATTAGATTTACTTGAATACTGAATACTGTTTTGGTCACCACCATACGCTAATGCATAAAGGTTGGAATCCAGACTACCATCGGCTTTGAGAAATTGAGAAGCAGTACCTCCAACTACAGCAAATGCTTTAGCACTAAGTTGTGCCCATTCAGAACCACTATCCCAAAATTCATAATAACCAGTTCTACCGGGAGTTCTAACTTCTACATTTCCGGAAGAGCTTAACTTGAATGTAGTAGGTTCTGCTGGCTTTAAATTAGGCAAAGTAATAACTCCGTCCACTGAATCGTATCTCTGTCCATTTAGAGAAATAGACCCTGTATTGCCGCCACTTCCTCCGCCAATCACTGTTAGTTTACCACCTTCTTTACTTAATGTATTAGTGTCAATGGGGAGAGCATCTAATATTGTCTGTGGGGATTTAGTCCCAACACCTAAAGCGGTAATACCACCAGTCGCATAGAAGTTGACAATACCCCCCCCGTCTTTTTCAACGTATATCGCATTATTGGCTTCATCCACCTTTATACGATAGCCACTGCCTAATTCCAAGTAACTTGAAATTGATAATTTTTGAAATGGATAGCGAGGAACTACATAATTTATGGAAGTCCCAGATTTTACAATTTGGAATATAGATAATAAATCACCGACGTTTTCCGGGCCAACAAAGAAGGATAAAGGATCTGCATGAAGTTTACCGTTGTTATCCCACCATAAATTGCCATTAGCGAAATATCCTGTACCATCAAATCGAACAAGTCCTTTGGCTACATCAGAGGGCATATTCTCGGAAGTGTAATCATTACGGTCTTTCATTGAACCGCCCCACCAAGACGCAATGCCTCCTCCTATTTTAGAAGAGTCATATATACCATTTGATCCACTCATTATTTTATAAGAACCGCCATCGGTATATCCTAATGCTAAGATAGAAGTTTGAACGACACCATCAGTAATTGTAGTCTCTTCCTTAAAGGCTTGTTTGAGATAGTTTAAGTCAACAGCTTTTTGCAAAGCATTATCAGCCGTAGTCTTTATTTGGTCTTGAATAAACTTATTGGCTTCATTTAAATACGCGATATAATCTCCATATTTAGTATTAAATACAGAATATTTATCGTCAACTGCGGCTTTCTCTGTATTTGTAGTTATACCATCTGCAATAGCTGTTCTAATCGTTGAAATCAAATCTGTTGCAGCAGCATTAAAGGCAATATTCGCATTATTCAGATTTGTCTTAGCTATTCCCGATAACAATGGATTATTGTACACCTTCGCGAAACTTTGGCTTACATCTTTCTGCGAAGTTTCGATATTGTTGAGATATTTGGCTATTGCAGTAGCTTCGCTTCTATCAATTACTCCGTCTTTAAAAGCTTGGTCTGTAAAATTACGCAATCCGTCTACTTCTCCATCTAATCCATTTATATCTCGCTTGGCTTGATCGACATCTGCTTGTGCCGCTTTAGCTAATCTTTGTGCTTCTAAAGCCGCTTGATCATCAGTATATTTAGAAGCCTTTTCCCAATGGTTGATAGAAAAAGATGTTCCTGCTGCTTTAGCTGTTTTGCATCGAAGGACATCATTAGAATAAGTACTACCAAAAGTGGCATTCACCCAAAGATCCCCGACTTCATACGTTTCAGTATCTAATGGTTGGCGTACAAAGATTTTTCGTTTACTATCTGCTGTGTCTTGCGCTTTCTTGGCATCTGCTAAAGCTTTAGTAATATCGCTATCTGTAAGTACTTTCCATTTATACGTTGTGCCTGTTAATTGGAATCTATAGGCTTTCCCATTACCATCATAATATAAGTCTCCTAAATGGATGTTTTTGTCTTTATCAGTAGTCCAATTTACAGCAGGTTGATTTGTTAGTGTTGGCACTGGATCGTAAAACCAAGTTTCAATCGCTCCATCTATTTGATTCTGTAAGTCTCCTAAGCTGCCATTGACTATCGTTGCAAATTCATCCAGATTTTCTTTTGCACCAGCTATAGCGTCATTTTTAGTTTGTTCTAATGCGTCTTCTACCGTTTGCCCAGATCCAATGGTTGTTCCAATTTGCAATTTACCCTTAATTTGCAAACCATCCTTTTCGCTATATTGCATGTAAGAAGTCTTGTTTCTATCTCCTACATACATTCGTCCGTAAACATTAAAGAAGGCTTCATTTGTTGTCTTGTCAACGCCATAAGAAACATATTCTTTGTTCACGTAGGAATAGTTATCAATGCCAGCATATAAAGTAATACTTGGAGAATAAAAGTCTACAGCAGAGAATATGATAGCATTTTGGCGAGTTTTATCTGTCTTGTTACCTAATTGACAAATAACGTCTCCTGCTTTGGGTACATCACTACTTACGTCAGCATCCGTCTTAGATAAATCAATATAATCTTCACCGATAGCTACAACCTTTCTCCAATAATAATGATTTGATACATTTTCATAAATACCTTCCTTGATATTGAAGTCTTGCGATAAAGCTTGATCATCTACCTTAAACCTATTTTCAATTGGTGTATTATCTGCATCGTTTACGAAATAGCAACGATAATAAGTATCTCCTTCAACAACTTTATTACAGGTTATACTTCCGCCAGGAGTGATTATCTGTCTACCTCCTATACTATTCGTGTTGATTATCTCTAATGTCTCAAAATACGCTTTTGCACGCACTTTCAACATGTCTGTTTCGATGTAAGTTTTTCCATTTGCATCAATAGCGAAAATACCTCCGCTATTGCCTCCTTCGGTATAAGAACCAACTTTTAATCCCCTCAAAAAAGTAATAAAGTCTCTTGCGTAATCACTGGTATCTTTTCGCAAAAAGTATTTCAATCCTTGTTTTAGGAAATCCACACTTCCGATAGAGTTCATTATGTCTTGTTTTACTCCGTCAATTGCAGTTTGAAGAGAGTTCTTTCCAATGGTCAGAGTATCCGTTAACTGAATTGAAATTTCAGGCAATACATTTTCATCAACTTTTAGCGTATAGTTTGAAACGTACAATTGATGAAACTGCCCATTGTATTCTAAATTTATACGCGCATTCTCGTTTAACAGATTTCCAATGCTCGGATTTTCGGCTAAAAAAATACGACTCAATTTAATAGAGAAGGTAAACTTTTCCCTATTATTATTTGCCATATATTTAATGATAGCTTCTTCTAATTCTTTTTCAGCCTTCGTTATATAGGCTTGTGGCATATCAATATTCAAAAAGACAAAGCTATCTCCAACACTTGGTTTTATATTATTACCTGCATTGGGCATTACAATACCAAATGTAGTATTATCCTTTTTGAGGGCAATCCACACTTCATTGGTCATGGTATTTTGCTGCTGTGGTTGCAGATTGTTTACATTAACCTTTTGTGCATAATCACCAGGAACAATATCGCCTTTACTATCGACTTGAACAGGATTCCTGAATACTTGTTTCCCTTCTTGTGTAATTTCTGTTACTCCAATTTGGAAATTACAAGCCCCACAAGCCCCACTTGTCATCGAAACAGTTGCATCGCTTCCGACTAAAGCTTGATCAAATAAGTTAAAACCAAAGTCTCCATCGAACTTATTTAGTTTAACATAAAAGTAAGAGTGAACATATTCACCAGTGTCTTTGTTTATTGAATCGTCGTCGTTCTGATCAAAGGCGATTGCTTTAATCACATCCATTCTTACACCAGCTTTGTTTAAGGCATTTTTAATACTTGGCTTGATATAAGAAAAATCGACTATTTGCTCTTTGGGGTTTGTCGGTAGATAAAGATTTTCAAAGGTATAATAATCACCTGTATCGGGATTAATATATTTATTATTTAAAGCATTATAAAAACGTTCTGCTCCATTTGTCTGTCTATATATTGGAGGCATTAATACTTGTGAAGGAGTAATCCATGTGCCTCCTGCTTCTTCTATCGCCTTTCTATCGTTGCTCGGATTCGGATAATAGAATTGAATATTATCTGAACTACCTGTACCAGTAACTCTATTGGTTATTTTATAATTAGCATTAGTTTTGCTTACAGACAAAAGTTCAAAATCTTTTCCGTATTTGAATGTATGCGTGATTGCATTATTCGTGAATCCAACATGAATTGTTGTTCCGACGAAGTAGAAAGGCAATTCAAAGATATTAAATATTTCCTGCAAAGCATTGCTAAAGAACATATTTTCTAAAGAAACTTGTTTTGCTTCGGAAGTAATACCTTCATCTATGACAATGCGATATACTAAATTACTATATTCAAGAGAGAAGTTAAGTCTTGCGACAAACTCCTGAATGTCGCCATAAAAAAGAACTTTTGTGCTATTGCTTACATAACGATCTGTATTTCCGGCATCACCAGTAACTACATCATACACATACACATTATCCAATACGCTTCTGCCGGATAAGAATTCTAATTCATGTTTGTATCTAACATCATCGTTGCTCTTTGAGGAAGATGGCGTTTTTACAATGAAATATCGTTCCCCCTTGAAATCTACGTATTGTTTCCCACTCACCCATAGATCATCAAGGCAAGTCGGATACATTGCAGTAGCCGTTAAAGAACTGCTCCCCATTCGTTGAGCATTATAAGTATATTTGATTTTTAACGGATTTTCCGCATTAGGAAACGGAGTATCAGAAACTCCATCTACATAAGTGTATACTGTCAGTAAAATGTTATTGCTCATTTGCTTCTCTTTTATCTTTTAGTTCTTTTGTCTTACGTTTTATAATATCCTCAGAACGATTAATAAAAACTGCGACTGGACATTCTTTATCTGTTGGAGGATAAGAGCATTTTAAGTATTGAGCTATAGCCCTTGATTTTATTTCATCTTTAAGCTCTAATTCGTCTACTTTCCGCTCTAATTTAGACATCTTTTCTTCATATTCTATTTTTTCTTCTTTTGCATTAGTCTTTATTTCTTCGACTAGCTCTCTAAGATTTTTTATTTCGAAAGAAACTTTTTCTGGCCTTGCTTTATATGCAGAAAGCGCAAACGTTAGCAATCCACCCCCTCCGATAATATAATTTAATATAGTTGTCCAGTCCACTCTAAAAACGTTTTTATTTTTAAATACAAATATAGCATTTTGTTATGAACTGATAAAGAAAAGATTGAAAAAGTGAACTAAAAAGATACTGGTGAGTATAAGATAAGCCGAAAACTCCCATTTTTTTTAAGAGTTCCCGGCTGACTTTCGGCTTCTACATTGCAAAGATAATCAAATTAAAAACAATATCCAATCATAAAATGAACTTTTTTTATCGCAAACCTACTTCCGTGAGTAGTTGACTAAATTTGTTTTCATAATATAATGGTTGTGTTTCTTTTGGATTACTTGGTGAAACTTGATTTTCTCCGTAGGCAAGACCTTTAGTAGTTAGGTGATTGAAGACTTTCTGTCCTTTGCTTGAAGGGCGAGTACACTTTTCCAAAAAGCCTTTTTCTATCATGGCCACATTGAATACCCTTGCGCTTACACTCACATTGTTTCTTTTCAACAATTCGGAGGCAGACAGCAAGACATCCTTAGAACTTACATAGTCTGGAGTCGGCAACCCTTTTCTTTCTCCCCATTGCTTCATAAGTAAGAGTTTAGATGAATCATTCAATCCTAATTCCTTGCCTACAAATGTTATCCATAAAACAGCTTCCTCTGTTGTGGGTGATATGCTTTTAGTGGCTGAATATTGACCAGTTTTGCGGATTGATGGCAGAACTTCCGAAGTAATCCACTTTCTAAACTTTTTAGCTGTCGGCAGTTTGCTTGACAAAATTAGACTATACAAACCACTTTCATTAATCAATGTTGTTTTACTTTTGTAGTTAGAACCATCTTGCTCTAAAAGCAATGTGGTTTTTCGTCAGCGTCTACATTTTTGCTTACTGCGCTGCTTGTATCAGAATACCCCAATGCTTCCGCCACATCTTTCCCAACGAACCACGGTTCATCATTTATAACCATTGTTCTAACCTTGCCGAATTAGACATTTTCGAAAATCTGAATTTCATTTTCAACTGTAACTGACCTTTGTTTTAACATAAGTAAATCCTGTTTGATTAAATTTTTAATAATAAAAAAATAGCCCAACATATAGGGCTACCACACACCTACACATTGGGCTTGCTATAAAGCTTTAATATATTTTTGCTTGGTGGTAGTCAAGTCTTATTTTCTTTTGCAAATATAGAACGGTTTTTTAATATCACAAAGTGTTTCTTATGCTTTAATGAATTTTAAATAGTCCAATTAAAGAATTCCATGCAGGGAACGGTAAGAATATAATCTACCTTATTATGCCCTCCTCTCCCTGTTTTTTGCTCCTCATTTTTGGGGAGCAATTGATAATCAAATCCTTCATGTCTTATTTGATATTAGCTTTTTTGATTTTGTCATATATATCTTTGTCATCCATACCAAGGATTTTTAAAGTATCAACCATGCCTGCAATTTTGCTTTCAAAGTATTCTAACTTCTTCACCTCCTCTGAATTTAAGAAATCTCTGAGATTGTCTACATTTGAAATACTTTTCTCTTCTCTCATTTGCTCTATTGATTTGCCAAACGCTTTTCTTACGGCTAATTTTGTATAGTTAGAATACACAAATGGCTTGCTCGTATCAAGATTGTTTTTAATTGCATCAGTAAGTGATTTTCGGATTTCTTTTGCTTTACATCGTGTCTGTTTCCAGTTGTTTAGTTCTCTCTCCATTTCATTAAAAGCCTTAATGTATGCTTCTTTAAATTCGGCGGCTTTCTTACCTCGATAACCCATGGCCAAGAACGTAAATCCATCTCTTGTGATTGTGTAATAAGGTTCTTGTTTTGAGCCGCCAGTCGGTAACTCTCTGATAATGAACGAAAGCCCAAAATTGGACTCTCGGAAATCGTCACTACAATCTAATTCTTTTATATCTCTAAGAACATGTTTGTGTTGCTTCCCGAAAATATTCGCAACATTAAGTGAAGTTGTCATAGGCACTGCCTTGTAGAAATCAGCTACACTTTTGATTATCTCTATGCCTTTTTCGTTGGCTGACGCTGAAATTTGCAGGCTATCGCTTGCAGATTCAGAAAAATTAGTTACTTTTGCCATAGATTGTATGGTTTTAATCGCAAAGATAACAATTGAAGTGTTAATTGCAAAGTCTTTGCATAAAAAAGTAGCCATGTTCCTTATTGGGGCATGGCTATCTTCTTATTTGTAATGATTAAAATTACCTTCTACGCGAACTGCGGAGTATTTCTTCCCTTTCTGGCAATACCCAAGAAGGGCTATTGATTATATTAATAAACTCAGTATTATCATACTCATAAAAAGTAATATTATCTGTATCATTCAACAAAGGACTAATCATCTCTTGATGCAGAATATATTCAGTTTTAGCTATATTATGTCTCCACTCTGGCTGTATAACAACGCCTTTGTTGTTTAGCCACTCTTTTGTTAGTATTGCAAATTTCATAACTTTCTTATTAACTTTAAGGAAATATTTGTTTGGTCTCCGGGAAGCTCTTTGTGATATTCTTATCGTAGAGGATTTCTATCTCAATAGGCTTATTGATGACTATTTGAGATACTATTCCCATATTATATACACGATCTTCTTTTAATATAGCAGGTATATCATAGACACCATCTTTATATATTGGAATAGGAGAGTCCCAATTACCTGTATTTTCATCATTAATTTTAGCTGGCATTAATGCTATTCCCCAAATTCCATCAGGATTATTATAAGCATCAATCCCAGTAACTTTTAATTTATAAGCCGATACTTCAATTGGATCACCAGTTGTAGCTTCTGGGTCTTTAGCTAATGCAATAGCCCCAGTAAAGGTTTCAGTTGTGCTATCTACAACAATTTTATTTGTTGTAACTTTGCCAGTAGCAAAATCTGGATAATCAACTGCTTTATAGGCGAAATTATCAAAGTTCAATGCGAACACTGGATTTGGAGTGTCATATTGCATGACGTTGATTTCTTTCTGAATTTCTTCAGCGGTGAGAACATTTTGATATATGGCAACAGAATATATAGCTACATTACTATATTCCATTGGATGACCTGAATTACTTAATTTACAACCTAATGTAAGAGGAGTTGCAGCGTTTTTATCTATATTAAATGTTCCAACACTATATTCTCCATAATTTTTATATGTTGTAAAATTGTTGTTAAGTACACCAGAAGTCTCATATTGTAAAGCTACTTCATCTGTATGAATATTTAATATAGAATTAACAATATTGGGTTTTATATTAATAGGTTTAAATTTTATAATTATAGTACCCACCTTATACCCTACTTTATCAAGTTTCAGATAGTCATCTATACCATCAGTAACTATTGCTCCTTCATACTCTGGAATTTGCTGTATAGTTACATTTTTAGATAAGGCGTTCTGTACAATGAAACCAACACTATAAGTTTGAGTATTAACTACACTCTTAGGTAAATCATATTCTCCATCCGAAGGAATTGCCATAAAGACTCTTGCTCCATCATTAGTAGGTGAATACCCATAAGCAAGTTGGTTGTTGGCTGTAAGTCCTGTTACTCTTATTCTTGTAGCATTTAATTGACTATTCCCGTATTTTGAAAGTATCCAATTATTGGCCGGAACAAAGTTCATTATCGTAACAGAATGATCATCCGTTACGAATACATTCTGCGCTTTATTATAAGTTAGGTAATTCTCCTTAAATAACCCATAACCACTGCCTAAGCTCCAACCGAAGTTATAAGCATTAAGAATATTACCCTTTACCCCTTTGATGGTATTCCTATCTTTATCGGAATTGTTCTTACCTTTAAAGCTCCAATAATCCACAAGAGAAGGGTGAAAAGGAGAAGTTTGCCCTCCCCTATTTACAAATGTAGTGTATTTAGGATACGATAATCCTATTCCAACTCCGATTTTCATGGCTCGTAAGAATAGTTTACCCCTGCAAATAATTTATACTTAGTTTTTAAATCTGCGGTTAAATGTATGCCTTGCAGAAGAATAACATTCCACTGATTACAAACTAAAGGAATATTCACGGATGTACTACTTGCTCTTGCCGCAGAACATTCAGCCTTAATATTAAAAACATCAGGTGCGGTATCATCTTTTTTTTGTGGAAATACATAAAATGGATTCCGATCAGATAAAGTAAAATGTTCGGGGCTTTCTGGAATCTCTAAAACTTGTTTTATTACGTCGTTATACATTTTCTTCCTCCTTAATATTGTTAGTACTATTAGAATTGTTAATTATAGTTTCTTTTTCTATCTCTAAATTCTTCTCTAAATCTTTTTCTTTCTGTCTTCTTGCTTTTTCATCTGGAGAAGACACTGGGCTTAATTCAATGCCGCTTTCCTCAGACAATAATCCATTAGATTTCAAAGTAACCAACATTTGTGCAAAGTCTGTATCAGATTGAGGTCTCCATACTTTGAATTTGGCATTAATCTTAATATTGTTGAAGTCTGTAATAGCCGTTGGTTGAATGTCTTTTTGCACCAATTCCTTAGCTAATCCCTCCTTGAATAAGCGACACATTTTATCAGCTACATTCTGCCATTCAATAACACCTTGAAGAGCATTCTCTATGTCCAATGATTGAGTAAGCATGATGGCAATACCGGAAATATCTCCTGACATTTTAATATCTTTCGGAAGAATAAATGTCGTTTTTGACCCTTTCTGTATTGTTTCCTCTAAGAGATTCAGCGTTTCAATAGTTCCTTCCGGAGTTGGTGGAGTAAGGAACTTGGCATCACTATTAGCGTCATCACTTCTGTCATTCAAGATAACAGAACCAGCAATCTTTCTACCATCATTATCAAAACGCCCTTTGATGTATAATATACCCCATCCATGTCGTTTCTGAATCACTAAGAATATGTTATATAACACTTCATAGGCTTCAATTGAACTTTGAGCATCATCCCAAGCGACTTTACCTCTTTTAGTAATCAGAGGGATTTCGCTAAATCCATGTTCGTTCTTGAATATTAATTTCCAACCGTTTTCATCCGCACCACTTCCATCGTTCATGTGACGATACATGTATCTATCATCATAAGAATCAATATATTCTACGTCATCCTTTTTGTAATAAACGCTTTCTAATAGTCTATCACCGTTATCATCATTGTGCGGGCAGAGAACATATCCATCCATGTAGGATAGCAATCGCGATTTAATCTCTCCCTTCCTATCGAAATAATATAGAAGTCCTGCATCTCCAACTGATTTTTGAGCATCAACCATTTTTGTCTTCATGCCATCTTGGTTTCTTAAACCCCAATACTGCTTAAATGTAATAAAATCCTCACTCTGTTTTGTTGTAGGGTTAGTTTCCATCAATGTGAAATTCAGAGGATTACCGCAAAGATGCAATACTTGCTTGTTCTTTATATTTTCTTGAAAAGAGATTGCCATCTTTTTGTATTCGATAGTAGCCCAGCCTCCACCTTGTTCTTTTGAAAGCTTCATTGTAATACTTGGCACGTTATCATCAAATAAGACTTTATGGCAGTAGGGGTTTAATTCTTGAAGGTATTCATCTTGTGAAATAACCATTTTCTTCACCCTCGGAGTGTCTGCTTGTATAGTTTGATTCAAGTCTACGTTTTGAGGGTTATAGCGCGCATTTATCTGCAATCCTCTAAAGAAAGGCTTTTTCTGTAATAACAATTGCGGATTAGCAATCAAATGATCTATTTTTGTTCTGTCTTCTGCCATATTATTCTTTTTCGATCAAATTATATCTTTTCATTACTTGCTCTTTGCTATTTACATAGCACTCCCTGTTAGTATGCGGACAAATAAGATTAAATTTTGGTTCAACGACGATAACATTACTTTGCTCCGATTGATCATCAACAGAGAATTTATCATTCAGTTTGGTTCTAATTTCAGCCTCTAATTTAACAGCGTCTTTCGCAGACATATCGCCAGAAGCAACCAACTCCTCAATCTTATTTAAGAGAGAGATCATCTTGCTCTTGTTTTCCTCAAAAGAAAGATCCATATCTTCTTCTGTCGAAAATTCGACTTCTGTCTTCTTAGAAGGTTTAGTATAATTGCTTTTTATATAATCTGTTAAAAAAACAATCTTTTTTGATTTCTTATATTTATTCACCTCCGCATCTATGGACTCTTTCCCGAATAGCACTTTATATGCAATCTCTGCGTTTTCATAACTTTCGCAGAGAAACACATATGCAATATCCTGCATCGAGACATCATGTCCCAAGTTTTTAGCATCGGTAGTTATTTTTTTAAAGTCGTTGGTATCCATGTTACTTTTTTATATTGCAAAGTTAATAAAAATAATTGAATTACAATGAATTAAGCCCAAAAATCATCTCTATATATATTGTCTTTGGGAATATATTGCTTCTCTCTTTCTTCAAAATCGACTGCTGTCTCGATAAGTTCATCGCCATATTGATATTCCAAAACAGGATACATTCGCATAGCACATGGGTCTAATAAGTCCATAGAGCGTCCCTTTCCCAACATTTGATTCATCTCTTTCTTCGTGGCCAGTCTATGTTTCCCGCTTGCTTCTGTCTTGAACCGAACAACAGTACATTCTTCTACAAATTCAACGCCAATAGTGATTTCATCTTTCATCTTATTATGCGTATATCTTCTTCGTAAGACTTCTTCTTCCCAAGACAGATACCTATTATTAATAATGTATTTGAGTCGTAAATAACATTCGTCTTTTAAGCTTCTTGCGGAACGTCCATACATCCCTCTTGGTGCTTTAAAAGAAAGAAATGCAATTGCATCTGGAATATAATCAGAAAGGTAACGTCCGTTGATACCATCATATATTATATGGCAATCTGCTACATCCCACTTTGCTGCAAATAAAGAAAGCTTATCCGCATTCATTCTCGGTGTCGTTTTACCCAAGATTAGAGCATCCATTATGTGAAAGCCATCCCAAGCCAAAGCAACCATGTTATCCGTTCCAAAGTCTGCCAAGTCACAAGTAATCCATCTGTCTCCATTTCTTTGGGGGTCATTCATAAATGTACTTCTTGCAACATGGGACGGTATAGGAGCATCTGATTCATCCTCTAAGTCAACATTCCAGTTACCTTCCAACAATTGTTGAGCCATTCTACCTCCTGATGCAGCAACAGAACCTACGTAGTCCATGTTGCCATCGAGAATGGCTTTATTCTCCGACATTCTACCTAAATAAAATGTAAAGGACTTTATGAAGTTCTCATAGGAAATAGTACCTCCTACTGCTTTTATTTTCTTGTCAATGTCTAACTTACATTTCTGGTATACTTCTTTTTTTGTATCCCCCCAAATAACATCATCTATGGTATCGCCTGCAATATAGAAATATCTAACTACACCATCTCGTTCAGGAATAATCTGACCTTCTGGACTAATATACCAATCAAGGAATTTTCTAATCCAAGAATCTTTCTTCGGATTCGTAGTGCCTCTAAACTTACCTGTCCAAGAACCTTTACCTCTATTTCTGGTCAGAAGGTATTTAAAAGTAGAGAATTGATAAGAGGTCAACTCGTCCATATATATAAGGTCAAACTGCGCACCTTTCCATTGCTCCGTTATCTTTTTGATATTCTCATCATTGATTTGACGCATTTCAACAAAAGATCCCGATGGAAATGTTACTCTTGGCGGATTTGTTTTCCTAACTTGCGCTCCATTACCGAATGCTGATTCAAAATCATCTACAAGTCCGCCACCCATGTTCAACTCACCAAATGTCCTACGAGTAAAACATGCGCGGAAAGAAGGGTCTAAACTTGGCTCTGCAACTGACAAAATCGCACTAAATGTTTTACCGCAATTTCTTGTAATAACATAATTATCAGTTAAATACAAATGTTCTTCCCCTGAAACATTTATACAACATACTTCTGCCGGAGGGAGGATTTTATAATCCATTATACTTAAGAAAGTTTTTACTTTCTTGTTATCTTCCGAAGTGGTATTTCTTTTTTTCCTTTCTAAGTGAAATAGTTCTTTATCGTCCTTTGTCCAGATTCGCAGTGTATAGTATTCTGCACAGTTTATTTCTCTGTCATAAAACATTCTTTTAGTAGGAGCTGTTGAGAATACCCTACATTTGCCTCCAATAGACCAAATGACTTCTTGCACATCCTTTGCCAGTCTCTTGCTGATAGTATTGTATTGAACTTTCCCATTTTTCCTAATTTTGCTAATAGAACAACATCCGTCTGTATCAAACAACCCTCTTAAAAGTTCCATTCTATCTTCGATGGGCGCATATTTATAGCAATCTGGAATAAATTTACTCCCAGCTAAATGTCCCCAAAGCCCTAATTCTTTCAAGTCTGATACAACATGTTTATCTCTTACACAATAATGCAAACTTTTTGGATTGATACTATCTTTAACTACATTATACCCCAAAGACCGAACCCTTTCGATAACTTCAATATCATTAGTTCCAATATCGGCTCTATATATTTTATCTGATAAGCAGCCATCTCCAATTAACACTCCTAATAAATAAGGATGTATTTTCCTTTGCTTTTTATATATATCGCTAAATTCAACAGGTTCGGACATTGGAATCCTTAGCCTATTTACATGTCTTTTATCTCTCCGTTTGCTTGTTTCTATATAGTCAATTATATCTTTGGCGGATATATCCCAAATATAACCATGCCTTTCTTTTACCATCCAATGATGAGATAAGGCACTTCTTACTTTTCTTCCATCTTGCAAGGTAAATTCAACACACTCCTGTACTCCTTTGTCTAAAACGAAATTAACAGTCTGATTCCCTCCAAGAGGATTTGTAATAACATCGCCAGCTTTTAGACTTCCTATTCTTACAAATCCATTAGGAGTAGAGACAAGACAGTCCTTGGGTTGCGGGTTTAACGTACCGCCTCCGAACACTACATCCACATTCGAGCACACAAACTTTTCTTGAAAGCCCGGTTGTGGCTTGATTATTTTGGTCTTTGATTCTTTATCTTTGTCTGTTGTTTCCATATACATGCAAAAATACTATAGAAATTTGCGAATGTTTTGGACTAATGAATAAATATTATCACCAGTGATAAGATTTAGCCCTATATTTATCTGTATTGTTGAATATATAGCTTTAATTTGTATGCAAATTAAAATATCACGAAGTATGAAATTTACCAAACAGCAAGCCTTTGAAAACCTCAAAGGTGCTCTGACAGAAGGTGGGAAAACCCTACGTTTAACAGAGAGAAGTATTAATGAGATGTTAGAAACCCTAACCCCATTATTAGCAACAGAAGAAACCGAATTGACTGATTTTATGTCAAAAGCATTGCCGTTATTCAAAACTGCAAATGGCAACATGGAAAAAGATTATTCGGATTTCGTACAGTCTTACAAGTCTCAAACTACATCACCTGCCGCACAGCAGACTACACAGAAACCTGCGGAAGGAGCAAGCGAACTTGAAAAAAGACTCGCACAGTTGGAACAGGAATTGCAAGCTGAAAAGAGAGAGAAAGTTATTTCTCAGAAGAAACAAGATTTGAAAGGCAAATTAAAGACTAAAGGCGTTAAAAACGATTCATGGATTAATGATTTCATTCAAGAAATTAATATCACAGAGGACTTTGACGTAGACGCAAAACTTGATTCTTATGTGAAAATTTACAATCAATCTCAGGCTAATTTCACGACTTCAATGTCCCCACAATCTTTGGAAACCCCAAGTGCAGCCGCAACCGATACGTGGGATGATATTAAGAAAATGAGAGAACGTAAAAAAGAAGTTTTAAATTAAAAAAAAAGAGAAAATATGTATTCTACCGATGCAGGTGTCTTTTTAGGAAAGACTCTTCTTCAACGAAGAGGTGAAATTGGTGGCGCAAGATACGTTTTTGTTAAGCTGCAAGGCAACAAGAATGAACTTGTATTCCCTACTTTCGGATGTAAAATTATGAATCCGTTTAAGGGAACAGCCAAAATGTATGCAGGCGATTTGATTGAATATCGCTATAAGGACGGTGAAAATGGTGCTACAGGTTATATCTTGAAGACTTATGTTGTAAGCAAAGCGACAAGTACATCCACTGACACCGTTATCTATTTAACAAGAGATGGATATAAACATATCCCTTTTGTAGGAGATGTTTTGATGAAAGCTCCTGCTACTATTGATGGAGCGGGTACTGCGGTTACGGTAACAAAAGTAGAACCGACTGTTGAAGCGTCTAAGGATGTATGGAAGGTTACTCTTTCTGCTACATTGGCTGATTTAGTCGTAGGTGATATTCTTGTTGAGGCAGTTGAAGCAGGTTCTGGCAAAAAACCGATGGTTACAAATCCGAATGCAATGTGTCCTGCGGATTATGATTTTCTTTATGAACCTTCTACAGGCGACTCAGACTTTGACGGAGCGAGATATTTTATGACTCCGGTGCTTCATGGTACTGCTTATATTGATCGGATGTCCCCAATGCCTAAATCTGTACTTGACGCGAGAAATAAATCATTAGTAACCGGATGGTTTGAACTTTAAAAGAAAGGAAATAGAAAATGCCAAAGTTTGATTTTAATAATAATAGATATGCTCGTTTGTGGACTGATTCTGATGTGCGTTTTTTGCGTTCTTTGATTGACGAATCGGGTTTGCTTCGCACAAATTACGGATGGTGGAAAACCCAATTTACGAAAGCCAGCAATGCTACCCCCGTAGCAGCTGATGGTACTGCAACCTTTACAGTACAGGCTAAAGACAGAACCGCAACTCCAATGATGGATATGCGTGCGCCTCTTGGCGATTCTGTACCTTTGGATTACAAGGGAGTTTCTTGGTATTCTGCTACTATCCCTGATTTTATTGCTCCTGGTATTGTAGAAACTGCTCCGCAGCGTGAATACAAAGAACGTCTTTTTGCTCAATTCGGGAATGACGCTTTCTTGATTAGCGAATGGATGGACGATGTTCAGATGCAGATCGACGCTGCTGACCAGACCTTAACTAATTTGGGCGCACAGCTTATTTCAAAAGGTCAGTGTTCTTATAATTTTGGACGTGGAATGAAGGGAACTTTGCAGAAAGCAGAAATTCCATCAGAAAACTTCAAGAAAGCAGGTGCTAAGGTTTGGACTGCCGCAGATTGTAATCTACTTAGTCAAATGCGTACTATTGAGGTTGACTTCCGCGATACAAAAGGTTATAATGGCCCAATGAAATGGCAGATTCCGTATAAGATGTATATGGATGTCGTTTTGAAGAACAACGAAGTTCGCGAGCTGGTGAAACAATACTATACGCTAAATGATAAGGTTTTCTTGGACTCAATGCCTGTTACTGAGGAAATCTTCAACAGTGTTGTTTATGCTAATTATCCCGATTTGTCTCCAATTGAGATTGTTGTTGAAAAACAAAAGGACATCAGTTGGGATAATATGACTGGTAAGTTTGTTAATGGATGGGATCCGAAAGCTGCTGTTCTACGCCCTGCGGGATTTGCTGGGGAAATTCAGTATACTGATATTTTGGACGTAGTAATGTTTGAAAAATACGGTAATAATTCCATTACTAAATCATTCGCTCAGATGGAAGGTGGTATTTATACATTGGTAAATACAACTGTACCTAATGGAATGTATAAAGAATGGCATACCGATTTGATCATGTCGGCCGTTCCGTCATTGAACGAGTTCCCATATCACGTTATTGTTGATACTACATCTGCAAACTCATGACGCAATTTGATGTTATAGAATATCTTTCTGGTTTGACTGCCTTCGTCTTTGACAGGGCAGTCTTAACCCGTATCGCAATAGAAAGAGAAGTTATCGACGTTACAGATTATAAATCTTTGACAGAAAAACAAAAAGATCTTTGTCTTGCTGATTTATTGTTCGTGATTTATACAGCCCCTAATTATACTGCGAGTTCAACTCAACAGCATGGCGCATTTACGAAAACGATTGGGAGCCAGCGTTATGATACAAAGAAAGAAGTCTATAATATTTTAATTGGGTTATATAAGAAATGGGACGATCCTAAATTATCAGAGCTATCAAACTTGGGTGTACAATGGATTAATGAATATGACTAATGATTATTGACAGAGACTTAATACAAGAATATCCTTTCAATGGTTCTTTCTATACATACGACATAGATATAACTAAGCCGTTGACGGAAAGAGTCGAAGAGGAAATCTTGGTATTAGAAACCAAATGTGATATACAAGAAGCAAAGAAAAGTGATAATACTGTCATCTCAAATGCTTTTGAAGTATATTATCCTTTTGATAAAAAACAAGGCATTACGATAAAAAAAGGAATGCTATTCAGAGGGGAAATGTTTGGAATGTCAGTCGAAGGTCGAGTAATTGGTTTATTCCCAACTCAATTAGGAGGTGTTTCGGTTTACATAACAACTTATACACAGGAAGAATAATGAAGGTTTCTTCTAATTATGTACATCAATTAGCCATGAAACTGGCTTCCGATGGAGATAAGTTGATACATCAGGCTTTTGAAGAAGCGGATTATAGTAAAAACGAAACTCAAAACCTCCATGATAGTTACGGTAGCGCAGTCTTTTATAACGGAAAAATATATCCGCAAACAACAAGATTTTTAGATCGTTTAGCTACGGATAAGGGGGTAAAAGTTAATGGGCGTTACATAACAGGAAGACAGTCAATTGAGGAGTTTTTCTCTAAATATAATCCACCATCTAAAGGGATGCAATTAGTAGTTGCTGTTGCTTTGTTCTATGGGGGAATATTAGAAGCAGGAGAATCTCCTTTAAAAAGGAAATATAAAGTGATCTTTATGATTGGAGATGATATTTCATTATTATCGTCGAAGATAAAAGGTTCAAAAGTAAAAACAATAGGCGATGGATAAAAATAAGTTAAACATATCAAATATAGAAGCTTACCTTGATTCCTTGTTGGGGAATAAGGTTTCAGCAAATGTTTTCTTTGATACATTGCCGCCAGTTATAAAAGACTCGTGGAAAGATTTACTTTTGGTTGATTGTTCTTATTTGATACGCGACTTTTCGGCTTATGGTTTTGGCACAATAGCAATTTGGTTATATGCCAAGCCAATGTCCTCTGGCGCAAAAAACGTTCCCGTACTCTCTAAAATGGAAACTACCTTGAATGAAATACTTTTTTCAAATGAAAATCCTGCTTATCAATTAATCAGGAGAGGTACGCGTTCAGGCTATGATTCCAATGCTAAATTACATTACAATATTGTAGAAATTCAAATTTTAACCGCTTAAATAATAAAAATTATGGCAGCAACAGTTGTAAAAACATCCGCAAAATCGAAGAAGGTTTTTAACCCGAAATACATTTTTATTACTCCTTTTACAGACGAAACGACAAAAGGAACAAATGTATATCAATGTGAGGAAATTATCCGGGACTCAACCTCTATTACACAGGAGGAAAACACCGAGAACCCAGTAGAGAATGAATTGTCTTCTGCACCAATTATTAACAATATTCAAGCTGGACAGTATTCTGTAGCTACAGAAATTGCCGATTTGCAGCCCGACTTATTGAAAGATCTTTTAGGATTTACAGTAAGTACAGATAATGAAAAGGTATACGCCCCAAGTGGATATGTTACTAAATATGCTGAATTTGCTTTGGTATTTCAGGGTACAGATGGGAAATACATTGCATGTATTCTGCCTAAAGTTCAGATGAGCCCAACTGTAACAATTGACTCTTTAAGTACCTCTATTGGACGAATTGCATTAGCTGGTACAGGATCTTTGTTGGAGATGACCAACGGTTCTGGCAAAGTTATGACTCCATTTATGATCGACTACGATTATACTATTCCTACAACTGTGGGGGGGTAACGAGGGAATCGGTAACTCCGGCTAATTCCCTAAATATCCTGAACGGAGAAGACGCTATTTTATTGTCTCCTAAAACAAGAGCGAGAAAAAGTAATATCATCTAACTATATAGGGGGGGTGGGAGAATTAAACTCCTTCCCCCTATTTCATAAGTAATAACATGAAAGAAAATATAAAAAGAAAATCAATCAACGAACCTGTTTCTGATGAAGCAATGGAGCGTTTAGCGCAAATTATGACAGATAGCCCAACTTTAGTTAAGCTGTCAAAAACAGAGTTTGCTATAAAGTCTTTGAAGCCTGCCGTAATGTGGATGATTGCAGAAGAAGCAGTTAAAATAAGTAAAGCAGAAAAAGCATCGTATAGTGATGTGTTAAAAGGATTAGCGTCTAATTTACCTTCTGTTTGTAGGATTATTACATTGGCTATTCTTAACAAGAAAGAAGATATTGAAGATGAAGTAACATATAAAAAAGTATACGAAACCCTTTTTTGGGAATGTGATGAAAAGGAATGGGGACAGTTGTTGTTTGAAATACTGAATTTGATAAATGTGGATGTTTTTTTTTACATTATCAACTCGACTCAGATATTCAAGGAGATGGCTCTACAGAGGAAGACAAGGATGAACGAACAAAAATAATAGTCGCCAGAACAAGCTATGGGCAGATGTTTGACTTTCTTAAATCTTATCCTTCTGTGACCATAGACGAATACATGTGGAAAATGAGTATGGCTCAAATAGCTTTAGCGTCCCATGATTCAACGCAAGTTGTTTATTTACCTGAAAATAAAAGCGAGGACAATGTAACTGTAATCAATTCCGCAGAAGACTTATTAAGTGATTTAGGATTCCCATTATTTAAAGAACAGTAAAAACGATGGCAGAAGGATATATTTTAGAGATACCAGAAAATGTATTAAAGCAACTGGATCAAACAGATAAGAAAATAGAGACATTAGCTAAAACGAGTGAGAATACTAAAAAGCTAATGAAGTCGGCTTTTCAAGAAATGGCCGATGGTCTTAACCCATTATTGCAACAATTAAAAACAGCTAATAAAGGCATTAAAGATTTGATGCCTAAACTTGATACATCTGGTACAGAAAAAGTAGCTAAGAGCGTGGCTAACGTGGCAGAGCAACTAAATAGAGTGTCCCAATCTCCCGTCGATGTTATCAATAAAAAAATAGAATCGCTTAAGAATTTATTAAATGATTCAACTTCGGCAGTATCTAAATTGGATTCTCAAATTGCCAATTTGAAGAATAAGGGAGGCGGATTTATTAGTGGTTCTACGATGAAAGAAGCCTCAGCAGGAAAATCACTTACTCCTCAAATTCAAGCCGAATTAGCAGTTTTAGAGCAAGAAAAAAGGAGCATTCTTGCTACAGCCGCTTCTTGGGAAAATTATAAAAAAACAATTGGCAATACTTCCATTGCATTAGACCAATTAAATTCTTCATTCAAAACAGGAAGTTCGGCTTTACAACAGCAACAGAAGATGATGGACGCTGCTTTTGAGAAAGCTTATAAAATGGCGCAAGCCGAAGAAAAGGCTGCGGCAGAAGCAGAAAAATTGGCTAAAGCACAAGAAAAACTCAATAGAGAACAAAATAGAAAATCAGATCAGCAAGCTGCACAGGCCATGCAAGCTTACAATAGGGCTATGGCTGCATCTGAGGGAACTATCGCCCAACGTATTAACAAATTAGCAAAATTAAGAAGCGCCCAAGAGCAATTAAATGCTACAGGAAAGAATTATGCGGTTCAATTACAGAGAATAACTGCTGAAACCCAAAGGCTAAATGCGGTTAATGATGCTACAGCAAACAGCATGAACAATTTGAAGAAAAATCAAGGTCGCATACTCGATACTTCTGCACAATTGGAACGTAAATTAGGGCTTCTTTTCAGTGTAGCTGCTATTGAGGGATATATTGGCAAATTAGTGCAGGCTCGAGGGGAGTTTGAATTACAGAATCGCGCACTGCAAGCTATTCTTCAAAACAAAGATCAAGCTGACCAATTATTTAATCAAGTTGTCGAATTAGCTGTTAGGTCTCCTTATAGAGTTAAAGAATTGGTTACATATACAAAGCAATTGGCCGCATATCGTATTGAAACAGAAAAACTGTACGATACAACAAAAATGCTTGCTGATATATCAAGCGGTTTGGGCGTTGAAATGGATCGTTTGATTTTAGCCTTTGGCCAGGTTAAGGCGGCTAATTATCTACGTGGAACGGAATTAAGACAGTTTAGTGAAGCTGGTATTAATATATTAGGTGAATTGGCAACATATTTCACTGAATTAGAAGGACGAATGGTATCTGTTGGAGAAGTCTTTGATATGGTATCTAATAGAATGGTTGCCTTTGAGGATGTCGAAGAAGTATTTAAGAGGATAACTTCTGCCGGAGGAATCTTCTATAATATGCAAGAAATACAAGCTGAAACTTTGCAAGGTCAAATATCTAACCTCCAAGATAGCTTTGATGTTATGTTTAACGAGATTGGAAAAGCTAATGACGGTGTTCTAAAAGACTTGGTTGCGATTGTTCGAGGCATTGTAGAGAGTTGGGAAGTTTTTGCAGTTTTATTAAAATCAGTAGCAACTGGGTTCGTTTTATATACTGGAAAAATAGTTTTAGCTACCATCGCAAATAAGGCTTTCGCGGCATCGCAAGGAGAAATAATCGCTAATTCAGGAAGAGTTAATAAGGCTATTGGAGGAACAGTTACAGGACTTAAGAATTTATTATCTTTTGCAAAAGGCAATCCTTACTTACTTTTGGCAACTGGTATTGCTACGGCAATATATGCAGCTACAGAATACAATAGTAAGGTTGAAGAAGCAAAAGCTAAATATGACATATTAACAAATTCTTTAGCAAGACAAAAGAATGAAATAGATTCTATCTCCTCTAAAATTAAGGAATATAATGCGAAAATAAAAGAATCTGCTTCTGCAATGCAGCAGTTTAAAGAAGGAACTAAGGAATACACAGAAGCTCAAAAAGAAAACAACGAATCTTCGGCAAAACGAAATGCCTTGTTAGAAGAATTGAGAATTAATCATCCGACAGTATATAATAGCATTATTACACAGAAAGATGGTACTGTAGATTTGACTAAAGCACAAGAGGAGTTTAATAAGAAGTTAGAACAAACTAATTATTTAAATTGGTTAGCAAAGAGACAAGAATCTTGGTTTAGTACAGGAATGATTGAAAGGGCAGCAGAGTTATCGGAACTTCAAGCCGAATATAATAAACAAGCTAATAGTATGGGTAATATTTGGCTTGATGCAAATGGAAAACTTAATGTTTTTCTTCAAACAGCTAAAAATTTAGATCCTGATGTCCGACAGCAGATTGTTGCAATACAAAATAGTGCAGGAACGGCCGTTGAGAAATTAAAAGCATTAGATGTCCTCGGTAGAAAAACTGCTGCTACTGGTGGTGGAGGATTGAGAGAATTAATGCGTCCTTATTCTTCTGATTTCAATGATTACGACAAAGCTTTAAGCAAGTTAACTAAAACAAGAACTGAAATGTCAGAAGATATAAAGAAACTTGCTACGGATTTTAAGAAGACTTATAATATTGCTACAGAAGAGGGGAGAAAAGCGGCACAAGAAACTCTTAGGGATTATATTAATTCTTTAAATATAGCTGACGAGGAAACAAAAAAGTTCGTATCTCAGGAGTTTACAGTGAAGTTTGGAGTAGAAATCGCATCTAAACCTATTATAAATCAATATCAAGGAATGCAAGCTCGGTTAAAAAAATACGTAGAAGATCATAAGCTTGAACTTGATATTATAAAGCCCGATCAAGGAACTAAAGATTATTTTGATAAACTAAAAGCTGAACTGAAAGACTCACAATCTAATGTAGAAAAACTAAATGTAGCGACAGAGCAATTAAATGCTTCGATGACTAATGAAGAAGCTCTTAAATACAATAAAGAGAGAGTTAAGCAGCTTACTCAGATATTGACAGCATTTGGAGAAATGCCCAAATCAAATAAAGGAGAAAATGAAAGAAACAAAGTGTTGCAGCAGCAAATAGACCTTTTAAAAAAAGTTGGGCAGGAATACCAGAAAAATCTAAAATATTATAGTAAAGCCGAAGCTTTAGAGAAAACTCGCAAAGACTATACGGATTCTTTTAAAGAAGCTGGATTAGGGAATTTGATTACAACGATGAATTTTGATCCAAGCGGAATTATAGCAGGGTTAGAATCGCTTATGTCTTCTGTTTCTCCCAAAATGCGCTTGACACTTGAAAAAGCAATTGCTGACTTAAAAGGTGATGTAGAAATAGAAGTGAGAGCTAAAGATGTAGAAAGGACAAGAAAAGAAATAGAGGGGCTTTTTACTGGTTATGAATTAACTGTGGAATTAGGGAAGTTAGGTCTTGATAAAGATTTAATTAGCCAGTTATTTGGAATTGATACATTTACGCTTGATGATATTAAGGCAAAACTGAAATCTCTCTATCCTGATATAAAGGCATTGAGCGAGGAGCAATTAAAAGCATACAACGAAGCATCGGATAAAATAACTGCCGCAGAAAAAGCATCCTTGCAAGAACGATTAAAGGATTATTCTCAATATCTGAAAAAATCTATGTCGGAGCGTATCAAGATTGAGCTTGAAGCGCAGAAGAAGATAGCGGAAATCCCTTCTGAATTTACAAAACCTCAGAAGGAACAGATTAAAAAGAACATACAGAAAGAAACAAGGCAGAAATTAGATAAGCAATCTTTTGCCGAATTCAAAGAAAGCGATCTTTATATTACGATGTTTGAAGATCTTGATAGAGTATCTTCTTCCGTATTAGAGCAGATGAAAGCTAAATTGATTTCGCTGAAAGAGTCTTTAAAAGATTTGTCTCCAACCGAATTAAAGGAGATAACTTCTCAAATGCAAAAGATTGACGAACAAATAGAGAAGCGAAATCCGTTTAAGGATCTATTGCCTAATATAAAAGAGTATATCAGCTACTTAAAAGAAAAAAAGAATTTGGAGGCTGAATATACAGATGAATCCAAAACATTAGAGCAATATAAACAACAGCAAACATTAGCAGAAAATAATGTTCTTTCTGCTCAAAAGCAATATGATGTTGCGGTTAAAAAATATGGCCTTAATTCTAAAGAAGCTAATTTAGCTAAACAAAATCTACACATTGCGCAACAAGGATTGAATGTGTCAAACGACAATGTTAAGGCACAAGAAAAAGTAGTAAGAGCATTGTTGGATCAGATAAAATATGCAGAAACTTTAAAAGATAAATTATCTGGGGCACTAAAGCTGGTAGGACAATATGCTTCTGATTTAAGTAGCACTGTTTCGGATGTCGCAACTTCCTTAGAAAATGTATTTGGAACAATGGGCTCTAAGGCGGCTGATTCAATCGGCTCTCTCCAAGAAATATTATCGGGTGTCGGAGATACAGCATCGGGTGTCGCGAGAGTCATGGCAAATCCTGCTGATATTGGCGGATACCTGCAAGGTATTACTGGTTTGGCAAAAACAATTGGAGCTTTCTTTAATATTGGTGATAAAAAGAAGGAACGTCAAATACAGAGGGAAATAAAAAAGATTGAGAATCTGGATAAGGCATACAAAAAGCTTGAAAAATCAATAGACGCAGCTTACTCCGTAGATACTTTTCAAGAATCAAATAAACTTGCCCAAGAAAATGTAAAAGCCCAAATAAAGGCATACGAACAGATGATAGCTGCCGAAGATGCGAAAAAGAAAACCGACAAGAAGCGAATAAAGGAATGGCAAGGAGAAATTGAAAAGTTGCACGATTTGCAACTGCAATTAAAAGAAGAAGCTTTAGCAGAAATGGGAGGATTCGGAACGGAAGAAAACTTTAAATCTGCCGCACAAGAATTTGCTAATGCTTGGTATGAAGCCTTCAAAGAAACAGGGGATGGAATGAAAGGGTTGGAAACTACATTCCAAGACTTTATGGATAATGTTGTTAAAAAGCAATTGTTGTTTAGAGGAACTGAGACCATATTAAAACCCCTATTGGGAATGATTGACGAAGCAGTTAAAGATAGCATCTTAACTAAGGATGAACTTTCTGGAATCATGGATAAATTTAATACGGATACCAAAGGAGCTTTAGACGCATTGTATAAATCCATCGTAGAAAACTTAGGTGTTTTGCCAGGAGGCAACAATCAAGAGCTATCTGGTCTGAATGCGGGCATAAAAGGCATTACGGAAGAAACAGCGCAAGCTCTTGAAGCACTTTTAAACTCCATGCGATTCTTTGTAGCTGATTCAAACGTACAATTAAAAACGCTTTCTGCTATCGGTAGCTTTGATGTTGAGGCTAATCCATTATTAGGAGAATTAGTCGCACAAACAAGGGTATTAAGAGATATAAACAGTAAATTGGAAAGTGTTATTACAGCCGGAGGAAACAATTCGGTTGGAGGATATAGCATAAAGACTGTATTATAAAAAACATCCCCAAGAATATTCACATACTCTTGGGGATAACCCTTTAAATCTATATTATATGAAAAACACTTAAAATAAATGATATGAGTTAAGAAATTTAAGTTGCTGCTATTTCCTGTTTACAAAGATAGTAAAAGGGATGTTACTTAGCTACTTCTTTCACAAAAGTTAACTCTTTTTCTTCTCCGTTGTTTTTATCTACGCATTTCACCTTCATGTTCGTTCCATAGTCTGACAAGATAGCCGACTTGAAGTCGTAAGGAGTGATTGATATTAATGCCCATAGATCAAAGAATTTAATAGATTTTTCGTTTTGAATATAAGTCCCATAGCGGTCAGCCCATAAATCTGATTCGACTTTTACATCTTTTGCAGAAGTAAATTGCATGGTGATTTGATTCTCGATGCACAACCATGTTGTGTTTTCAAGAAGGAAATCGTTATGACTATCTTCTCCTTTAGAACAAGAAGAAAATGCAAGCATTAATGCTAATACTAAAAATAGAATGTTCTTTTTCATTTTATATGTTTTTAGTTAATGTGATTAAGAAGTTCTTCAAATTTATCTTCATACCACAAAGGCTGAGTCTCTTTCGGGTTATTAGGGCTGACCTGATTCTCGCCATAAAGTCTACCTTTTGCTGTGATAGATTTGAACTTTTTAGATTCACCCTTCGTAGTTCTTCTTGTCTTTTCTTCCAAATATCCTTCGTTTATAGCAAGAATATTAAAAGCTTTGGCGGACAAGTCACTTCCATTAGCTTTATCAGTTGCAGATTTTAAGATTCCGTGCGATGGTGTATAATCTGGTATAGGCAATCCTAATGGGTCAAGGATGCTCTTTGCCATAATTAGCTTTGAATTATCGTTTAAGTTCAAGAATTCCGCTGCCCATGTAGCAACTTTCAGTTTGTCTGCAATCGTTAACTCTTCTTTTGCTGGTTTGGCTTTCCCTGTCTCTAAAGCCTCCCATCTTAAAATCAACTTCGCTCTTGCTTCATCATTAAACTTTGTTGCAATGTACAGGCACTCTACTTTTGTTAGCTCATACATAGGGAGTTTACGTCCAGTGGAATCCGTATATTCACTGAGGGAAAAATTCCCCTTAGTGACTTTATACCAAGCACCCTCCATTGCTCGGATAGCCTTTAATACATCGTTATGGGGTTTCCCAGTTACTTCCGCAATCTCTCTCGAAGTCATTACTTCCTTGTTTAATTTCAAATTGTTCATTGTTTATTATTTGTTTAAGAATTTATCAATATCTTCGGGAATCAAAGGCTGGATCTTTTCCATCAAGTCAGTATAAATAGCATTATAATACTTGTGTCTTACTACTCCCAATTTTATTTTAGCAACACCACGTTTAACACATCGTGGTGCTCTAAAATACATATTAGCAATTGTTGACGAAGATAAGCCTAAGCTATAATGCAATATATAATAAAGAAAATACCTAGCAGTAGATGGTTTCTCTTTCATATTATGATTAATTATATCTTGCTCTACGACTCCGAAGTATTTATAGACTTCGTTGGCTATCTGGTCGACTTTATGTTGTTGTTCTGCTGTTAGCGTCATAGTGATAAATATATGGCACAAATGTAATGGTTTTATCACTACCCTCCAAATATATTCGGGAATATTTCATATGCAGTTGGTATTCAACGTGATATATACTATAAAATACTGCGTAGTATATATTGTAGATAGTTTATATATTTATTATGTAAAATTTAAATACTCTATATGGATTTTTGTATATATTCTAATATTAAAAAACAAGTATGTGAAACAACTGGTATATCACCCAGTGAAATATTTTAATGTTATTGGTTCTGATATAACAAACTCAAAAGAGGTCTTTGCTTTTATCAATAAAAGAGAGGGGATTATACGTTTTGTCAATTTTCAGACAGGCGGAACAACCCCTGCACCTATATCAGTAACAAGTAAGTGAATCTATAGACGGGGGTAAAATCCCGTCTATGTAAAACAAATTAAAAGTTTATTATATGTTTTCATCAAGTAGACAAGGTGGTTTTATATATGTTCTTTCTAAAGGAGAAAGACCAACTGTTAAGATAGGACAGATTGAATCTGTAAGTTCACCTGTCCCTAAATATCCTACTTATAATCCGTCAGTACCTTATAGTCCTCAACCAGAAATGCTTATTGACATTAAGGTAAGATGTGGAGAGGAAGTTTTAGACTTTCAAAAATTGCCGGCAAATGGTGAAATTTTTGCTTATCCAAATGTGATTGTTTCCGAAAAGAAAGAGGCTATCATTTCGGAAGTTGAAGCAATGATGCAAACTAGTAAGCAAATTGTAGAAAGCGTTCCATATCATAAATCTGTTATAGAATCTTGTGATAGTATTTTAAAAGAACTAAATCCTCAATTTGCCAAAGAAAAGCAACAAGAAGATAGGATTAATTCATTGGAGCAAGAGGTTAAATCCGTAAAAGATGGATTGGGAGATATAAAATCTCTTTTGATGGAAATGAATACGTCTAATAAACCCAAAACAACAAATTCTAAATAATAATATTATGGGAATGATTGAAATAATGGAAGGCGAAAGAAAAGGTGGATTAGGAAAAGCCTTTAAGGACTTCAAAGAGAGTCTTGAATGCCTAAAAGAAGATTTCGAAACCCTTTGGGACGAAATGGAATCAATGGGAGAACGTAGCGGACAAGGCGGTTCTTATGGTGGTGGTAGTCGTGGTGGTTCTTACGGGAATAGATACGATGAATACGATGATGAAGAAATGATGGGAGAGCGCAGAGGTGTAAGAGGCTCTGGTCGTGGTCGTCGTCGCTAATACAAACTAAGGGGGATATAATAGTCCCCCTTTAATACTAAAAGATATGAAAAAAGGAGCAAGTTTTGATTTATATGATAATATCCCGGAAGATATGCGGATTTATCTACAAAATTATGGATTCAACTTTTCTAAAAAAATGTGTGATTTTGCAGTATCTATGATGAAAACTAAAGAAGGGAAAATCACACCAATACCGAAAGAAAAGTATGATGAATTGCTTAAACTGTATGGCATTGAACTTGAAAAAGATAATGGTTATAATGGGTTGTATGTTCTACACATGGCTAAAGCAGATTATTGGGGTACAGTAATAAGCTCCGAAGATCAGCTAGCTAAATTTATTAAAGCGTATATTGATGACCCTGATTATCCATCTACAGAAAAAGCTTTTAGGCACTTTTTAGCAGACATGTATGGTTTTGGAATAGCCATTAATTGGGAAGATATGCTTTAATTTTAGGCACTTAAAATGTGCCTTTTTTAATATTATGGAAATAGAAACAATATATTTATATAAATACGATTGGACTGTCACTATCTTTTATGATTATACTTGGCAGTTTCACCAGTATAACCCATAACTAAAAGGGTGAAACCATCTTTATTCATCACATACATAGGTAGTTCTCTATTTTGATCGCTACAATAAGAGGAGAGCACGAAATTGTGCTGTCTAAATTTATTACTACATTTTAAGTCTCGAATGTCTTGCAAAACTCTCTTATGATCTTTTCCGAACTTCTCAGCTACTAATAAGCTGTTTGTTAAAACCTCGTTTGATTCTCCTTTAAAAACTAATTCTTTCATGTTGCTTTTTTATTAAAAAAAAAATCGGGAAATAGAGCCACCACGCATCTAAATCCCGATTGATATATAGATAAAACTATTTCTGTTTTGTGTCAGTGGTGGTTGACGTTGCAAAGATAGTAGTTAAAAACTAAACGCGAAATGTTTTTCACATTTTTAGCACTTGCTTTCTTAGTCTATTGGGATTGTAAGATACATGCACCCAATCTGGATATTCACTATTCCCTTTTTCCCAAATTAATTGATCAAAGTCAAAATTATCTTTTATTATTTGAAATAGAATCGCATTTTCTTTTTTGCTGGAAGCTGTTATATCCACTGCGAAACCGTTCATATGATCCGATGTCTTAGAACCTCCAACAGCTTTGTTTAATTCTGGACACCGATAACCAGAATTGACGGTGATAGGCTTACCGTATTTTTCTCTCAATGGATCTAAAACCTTTTCTACTAGTCGTTCAAGGTTCGCTTTAATCTCTGGCGTAGGAGTGTTATCAATCCCCCTTGTCGTTGCTGTTGCTGAGCGTGTTAGCTCTTCAATTGTAAAATACTTCATAAGAGTTTATTTGTTATTAAATTAATGATTTCATCAGATATAATATCTAATTTTGATTGAAGGACACAATATTCCTTAGAATCTTTTTTATGGTTGCATTGTAACCCACGATAAGTTTTATCAAATCTGCAATAGTCAAAATTATCACTACTAATAGAGATATAACTATTTTCATCCGAAATAAAAGGCTCTGGAATATCTATTTCTATCTTCATTTTATTTATCCAAATACAAAGTTAATCCTAATTCTTTCATTTTCTCTTCTCTCACTTTAATAGCTTCTTCTAAAGTTTTCCATTCTTTAAAATATATGTTTCTATCCCCAACCCATATTTTAACTTGAAACTTCTTGCTGCTTCTATTAAAATGAATGTATTTATATCCTGTATTGCTCATTCTTTATTATTAGTCATTTTTTATTTGTACTTCCATATCCATTCAGACCTCTCTCTCTCTCCTCCAGTTCATCTACTTCGATGAAGTCTATTTTGGGTGTCATGCCTATACTGTTTTACTCCTATATTATTTCCCCCTAATTATCCCATCTCCATTACCGTCTATCGTTCCAATAGCCTTACGAGAAGCAAGTTTGTCTAAGTTAATTTGAGCAATATCTTCTAAAGACCAACCCATTACGGTGCATAGACCACTCAACTGCCATAAAATATCTCCTGCCTCTTTCTGTAATTCCTCATAAAAACAATCTAAATTATTAATATCTGCTTTAGTTGTAAATGCTAATTGAGAATCCTCAATGTTCATATTGCTTTTACGAATTTGCTTTGACACCTTACTCGCAAATTCTCCTACTTCGCCAATAAGGTTAAGGAACATATAACTAAAATTTTCACTACTTGGCATACAAGTAGTCATTGCTTGATTTTGATACTCTTTTAATTCCATAGTTCTAAAAATTATCATTTATTTTTATATATACATTTATAACCATTTGCCTGCCTGTAAATTCCATTGCAACATCTTGATATATTCCTCCTGGATATATTATTCTGTTTCGCAGCTTGATTAAGGCTTACATACTCTTTAATAAAATCCCCATCTAATGACATTTGTATTACTGTAATACCTCTGCTCCCGATTTGCGCTTCTGATATTTTCTTTTTATGCTCATCTGAAAAACTTACACCTAAGTTTACTCGGAAACCATCTTTTAATTTTCTTTTATTTATACTTATGGGGTTCTTGCAATTTTCGGGATGATTACACCACTTTAGATTACCAACAAAATTATTTTTTCTATTTGTATCAATATGGTCTACTTCCGTATAATTATGCACATTAGGGATAAATGTTTCTGCCACTAATCTATGTACACTTTCTCCTAAACAACATAAATATCCTGATCCATTTATACTGTTTTTAAGCTCCCTGTTATTTATAGTACTCCAAACTCTACCGTAATTTGATATAAGGTATCTATTGTCTAATGGGTAAAATTCCCATAATTCGTCTTTATGTGTTTTCTTAATTTTTACTTTCATTTGTTTTCTAATTCGTTAGCGTTAATTATACATGTTGAAATTATATCTGGATTTGTGAGTATCGCGTCAAATTCCCTATAGGCATTTACGCATTCTTCACTTTCATTGTAATTTATATCAGAAGCTTTTCTAAAGCACCATTTGCATAAATCTTCCAATATCTTCAATAGTTCGGACTGTTTATATCCTCGCAAAGCTACTGCATTTTCATCAAACTTCAAACATTCAGCTATTCTTTTTGAAATTGCAATAACCGAATAACTTGTTATGCTTCGCGCTAATTCAACCATTGATAGGAAATAGGGATTTTCAACCCCCTCTATCTCACAAAGATATTTCTCAATGGACATTCGATACTTCTCGATAACAGGTAATACTTCTTGATCGAGAGCATCACAGTAAGAAGCATAGATACCTATCGCATTATCACCTGCGATCTTAGCCATCCGACTTTGATACTCCTTAACTCTTTTAAGCGCTGCAAAATAAATCTTTTGAGTCTCCTTGTCCTTATTGGCAATAGATGGCTTAATATCCATTACGCATACATTAGCTAATTCATTGACATAAATAACAATATATGTAGCGACAAGCAATATTTGGTCATTTGTCATAGGAATTCTTTCTGGCTCTTTAGTTTGTAGTTTATCAGTCATGGTCTTCTACTTATATTCACAAGTTCTTGATTAGTTATGTAATCTGGAAGCTCTCCTGATTTGGGTATCAACTTTCTATTATTATGAAGAATAAAAGGTATTTTTTTCTCTCTTATAAGCTGATTAGTCCATGATACCGTCTTATTGATGTGTCTTGCATAATCCGACACAATTAAAAAATCATCTAAATTTATCCACATAATTAAAACTTTCTATATTTCTTGTTGTACATTTCTCTTAAAAGGTTCATTAGGCTAAAATAGTCTTTTACAAGTCCCATATCAATGGAGAAAGCCAAAGAATGTTCTATCTCTGATATTTCTTTCAGTTGCTCTTGTGTTGCGCTTTGCCTAAGATTCTTTCCTGTCATATTGAATACTATCCATTGGATAGCTTTTGCCACTTCTTTGTAGTCAGCATTAGGCAATTTTGCTATTGCTGCTGTGAGAATATTATAGTTGTCCCCAGCGAGATGTTTATTTTTAATAAGTTCGTCATATACGAATTTTACTACTTGAAGTTTAAAAGAAGGATTTATCCACATACATAAATCTATAAATAAGAAAGGATGAACCCATAATTGGTCTTTTGTTCTACCATTTTTAGTATTCCTACCTTTTACCTCTTTAACTGCCTTAAAATCAGCGTTGTCGTATTCACGACATTGGCTTAAATCGTTTTCAATAGCATTAATAAACTCAATAGTCTTAGGACTTTTAAGGTATTCAGAAATCTTTCTTCTTGGATTTCCTTTAATGTTATTCCATTGGCTTACCAAAGCATTTGCATCAAAATAACTATCACTCGTTCTTTGTAGAACCTCAAACTGACCCATTGGTCTTTTCATTAATTGATTTGTTTTCATATCTCTTTTTTTTGTTTTACGCTGCAAATATAAACACATAATATTAAATACGCAAGTACGACAGCAAAAAAGTCGGAAAATTAATTCCGACTAAAATTATAAGTTTTTCTTTCGTGCATATTCAGCTATTAGTAATCCATCGCGATCAGGATGCTTTATCTCGCAGAACTTAGGATATAATCTATTGCCTATATCAAGAGAAGCTTTTTTAAGTTCATCTCCTGCGCATCCTTTTGGAAGTAATTCTTTTTGCCATTCTTTAGAATCCACATAGATCAATTTGCATCCCATCACTTCAATACAATTCAGCATTGCTTCATGGCATCTAATGGCTGACATTGAGGCATTAAAGCGAGTTCCATTTATCATCGGGCGTTCTAAAATGAACACTAAATCATTTTTATTAATCCCATTAAATAGAGAAATAAATTTTACAACATCTAATCTTGAAACAATTTTCTTTTTCTTCGTGTAATCTTGTTCTTTTTTAATAGGTGTTTTACAAAACATTTCTATTTCTTCACCTAAGATACCGATAGTTCCAGTCACTCCATTGTCACATCCACAGTATATTTTACTCATTTTCTTGCTTTTTAAGTTCTACAATTTTCCAAAGAAGTTTAATTGCACAAATATTATTTTCAAATCCTTGTTCAATAACATCTTTATGTCTTGCTAAGTCTCTTGATGTCAATGGGAAATAATAAAAAACAGGACTTTTATTTTCATTCTCCTGCGTCCACTCCCAAACACTTCTTAGATAATCTCTAAATTTATACATTCTTTTTTTTCTTTAAAATTCTTCTTTTTTAAGTTCTATCTCCAATCCGCTTTCTGCTATAAAAGGTCTAATTCCGACTTCTTCAAAAACAATGTCCTTGAATTTATTGGCATCACTATTTCCATCGCTTAAATGAATCAAGCAAACGGTATGCAGGTTTTCAGAATAATGTCTTTTAATCACTTCTGCGCTCTTTTCTATTCCCATGTGGGTATTGCTCGCTGACGAGTTCCATTTGTTGTTACAGGCATTATCTAAGATTATATCCTCCATATAATTGGCTTCAATAAACAAATGATTTACGCCTTTTACTTTATAAGGAAAGTCTGAGGCATCAGTTATAAATAGCATTCTCCCCATATCTGGATTGTCGATAATAAAGCTATAACATGGGCAATCACCATGCGGAACTGGTATACATTGAATCTCAAATTTTCCTATTTTGTACTTCTTGTTAGGTTTTAACGGGAATACGCCATTAAATCTTTCTGATACATCCACACAAGAATATACAGAAAGTCGTCGATATAAGGCTTTTGATATTGATTTCGAATGATCTGAATGCCGATGGCTAACTAAGCATCCAACTACATCTCCCGTCTTATAATTTAGCCCATTTAATATATTGTCCCATTTAACGCCTAATTCTATTAGCAAATATTCGCCTAAACAATCTAAAATATAACTATTTCCAGAACTGTTACTACCAATCACTTTTATTATAGGTGTTTTATTATCCATCCCTTAACGCTTTATTAAAAATCCCATCCTAATAGATATTACTATCTAAACAAGATGGGATTAAGTTTATTCATTACCAAATTTCTCCGCAATCGTATGAATCTGGGGACATTTCCTCGTAGGATATGTCTATTTCGTCGTCGTCCATGCTAAAAAGGCTCTGGTTCCGAAGCTGGCTGTTTAACTGCTTCTTCTTTTTTAGCCTCCTCTTTTTGTACGGGTGCCACTTCTGCTGGTGTTGCTTCTTCGACTTCTTCATATTCCGCATAATCAGGAGCAATTTGCTTTGTAGGATCGAGGTCATTATTTGGTTCGAGTTCATCATCCGGAATAGTGTTTTCTGAAAGCGCAGAATTTATAAGCATTTTTGCAGCTCTTTTTATTACAGTTCTTTTGGCCATTTGGTCAGGAAATTCTTTATGCACCGACTGTTGAGAAGAAGAACTTTTTGCCCAACTTTTCTTTATTTGTGACATAGACATAATTTCAACGTCGGTTTCTCCCTTGTCATTTGTTACAATAGCATAAGCTCCAATCATTTCTCCGGAATCAATTGATTCTAATGTCTGAGTATGCTCTACAATACGCTTTCTTCCTGTTTCTGGATTAACTTCAAATTTAAAAGTATCTCCTTTGTATATAATATTTGCGATTGGTTCATAATTTTTAGAAACTCTTCTTGCTTGTAAACAAGTGCCAAAATAACTTTCTTCAAGACAAAGTTGGTCTCCTCTTACAATTAGATATGCCTGTTTCTTGGTTACATCCAGTCCAAGCGTCGCCATTTTGAATAACGCTGTAGATATACTATTAGGAGTGCAGCAAGATAAAGCGGGAACTCGATCTTTGTTTTTTACGTCATTCAATAAAAGCATTGCGCCTTTAATTGCATTTACATAATTGTAATCTGCTGGCATAGTGAATCCTACTTTGCAAAGGTCATCTATTCTTGTGATTACTTGATTCCCAATATCAGCTTTGGAAATCATTTGATTTTTTGTTTCTGCCATATTATTTTTCTATTAAAGGTAAAATTTCATTTTTCTTTAGGAGATCATGGCATTTATTTACGAGCCTACATCATGTGTATTCTCGACGGTGTTACCACTTCGCCTGCCATCTTTCTGTGTAACTTTGATTAATTCGTTCATGTTACTAACAATTTAATTACGCTAACGATTGAAGAAGAAAGGGAAAGCCTGTTAGCTTAGCCTTATCATTGAGCCATGACCCTCAACTATCCCTTTCGGTTGCAAATATAAGAATTTTCTAATTATTGTGCAATGTTACCAAGGCAAATCATCTGCTGGTTCAGTCGTTTGAACATTTGGTTTATTTTGTTCCTTATTAGACCCTACTTCTGCATCCGCCCCTTCTACTCTTTGATATTCTGTTCCTCCTCCAATAAAGATGTCATATTGCCCGCGAGCTTTGTCTTCTTGTGAAGCCGAATATTTAAGATAATGGGTGTCTCCAAACTTACCAAGCTCCTTTAGCTTGCTTATTGAAAATCGAACGTATTTTTTCCCACCTTTAGATGTATAGATAACATCTTTGGGAATATCCGATAAGCAAATACTGCATGATAAAAAAATATCGGTAGCGCTATCTATGTCTGTTACTTTCTTTGCCATTTTATTGATTATTATTATTGTTATTGTATAAATATACGTCCATAATTGCTGTTTCAGCAACAGAACCGATCTGATAATCAGCCAGTGTACCTTTCATGCCTTCATCCAGCTTCTTTACAGCATCACGCAGATCGGCAGCTTGTACCAAAATCAGAGTAGATGTTTTAGATTCCTTCCCACTTTTTTCGTCCAATGTGATAAAAATCAATTTGCATTTAAAATAACGGTCAGCCGCTTCTTCTTCACTTAGAAATAATTCAGAGTAATTCGACTCTTTGACTGATTTTACGGCAAATTCTCCTGTAATAAACGGAGTCATTTCTTCGATTAGACGTGCTTCGCATTCTGTAGCAGAAAGTGCATCAACTAAATATAATTCATTTACTTTCTTTACTTTACCTTCTTCTGTTACTTTTTCATAGCGTATTACGCCTTCATACCAATTTTGCATAAGTTTATTTGTTTTTTAAAGTTTATAAAAATACTACTTTTTTCTCTAATAGGCAAGTTTTTAACGAACAATAATGTTTTCGTCTTCGCTAACTACCAATTTAATAAGTTGATGATTTGTTTCGATATTTACATCGCTATTTATAAGATTTACATCATCTACAAATACAGGCAAGCTAATGTCATAATATGAAGCAAAAGCATTTGAAATATCAAGTCCTACTAAAATATTTTCGGCTCCATTGCAGGTGCTCACCAAACTGCCATCAGATACAGTTATTGTACAGCTCGGTATCCATTGCCCAGATTTGTCCTGTTGCATCATAGAAATATTGCATCTACTAAAATATTTATTTACTTTATTAGAAACAATTTGAGCACGTTCTTCTTCATAGGATTTAATATTCGCCTCTATTTGTTCCTGCACAGCCAAACTATCGGCAACTTCACGCATTTCTCTTTTTAAAGAGGCAATCGTTTTTAATTGTCTCTCTCTTTCATCGACAAGCCCCATTGCGCGGCTTTTCTCTTCAATTTGCAGAGTCAATGATTCTTTCATATTTAGCAGATTGGTATTATCTACTACGGGAACTTCTGTTAACCCATTTTGAATTGCATCAGCTTTGTCTTTTAGTTTTTTATATTCATCAGACTCTTCGAATTTCAAAGTCTCTTGTTCTGCTTTTTTTAGTTCCTTTTCCAGCTCCTCTATGTCAATATACATCGGACTTTCAATATCCTCATCTAATAGAGCTTCTATACGTTCTATTTCTTCAAGTTTTTCTTGTTTCCTTTCATTGTTTTCTTTTCCCTTTTTAATAATATCATTTACTGCATTTTCTCTTTTTTCATAAAAATCTTTTCTTTTTGCTTCAAGCATTGATCCAGGAAGATCTTGTCCGCAGAAAGAGCATTTTTCGCTGTTAAATTCCCTTTTTAACAACTCGTCTTTTTCAATTAATAGCTTTTTTCGATATTCATCGTGCTCTTCTACCTTTGCTTTTAGCCTAGCTAATTTAGTTTCATTACATTTTCTTTCTTCTTGCGCCTTATCCCATTGTCTTTGAATATATTCGTTTTCTTTTTTAGCTTCCTGTATCTGTCTCCTGATTTTATTTGGCTTTTCATTTTGATTGTATTCAAAATCACTTTTCTTATTTCTAATCTCCGAGTTGATGTTAGATAATTCTTGTAATTGCTTGTTCCTCATCTCAATATAAGGTTCGGCCATCTTTGAGGATGATAATATTGCATTATCTATCTCTGCGATTTTGCTTTTCAATTCCCCTATTTCTTTTTCTAATTCGCAAACATTAGATATATCAGGCAAATGTTGTTCAAGTGTCTGTATTGTTAAAGGGAAAGAACTCAATTGTTGCTTCATCGGGCTTATCTTTGTCTTGACTTGTGCCTTCAATTCATCAATCGAGTATTTTTTCAGAAGAAGAAATAAATCGCTGTAATTGGATTTGAAATCACTCTCCTGAATGTCTCCAGATAATAAAGAAAGCATTTCGCGTTGTTGTTTCCATTCCAAACTAAGGAAATATTCGGTATTCAACATAACCTTTAATGGCTCTATCTCGCACAATAATTCGGAAACTCTCTTCTTGTATTCTCCGGCTGACACTTCTATTCCATCAAAATAGCAGACGTAATCATCAGATCCTTTCAGTTCATATTCTTTATTTCCTCTCCTTCTTATCCATCCCTTTTTTGCTTCTTTTTTAAAATAAAATTTATTTCCATCAATGGCAATAAGCGCTTCAACAGATGCGACAGGAGAATCTTCTGCTGTATAATTGTGGTTGTTATCAAAAAGATTGTAATTTGCGCGATTGCTTGAATCAAACCCTGTTATTAACCACAAAAAAGCATCTTTTAAAGAGCTTTTACCACTTTTGTTACGTCCCATAATGTTAGTTACTCCATCTGATTTAAATGAAATAACAAGATTTCTTCCTCTCCAATTTTGGAGAATTAACTTTTTTAATTTAATCTTTTTCATTTTGTTGTTAAAATTTTATTTTTCAATGGCACTTATCTCCAAGTTTATACTTGTCTATTTTGACGTTGCGCCGAACCAAACTTGATTTTAATTACGTTTATAATAGCGTTATACTGATTTTCATAGACTGTCCCATCATGGGTATTTTTTACTTTTTTCTCAAATTCTTCAATGCTACCACGAAAACAACCACAAGTTATTTCAACAGTGTTATCCCCTGTCAGATAAGCGTGTGTGTGTCTATTGGAAGAACCGAAACAATCAAAACCGCAATGGTCTGCATCGCTTTTGAGGCATGCGTCGCCGGACACCTGCGCATTGCCGGACACCCACGCATTGCCGTACACCTTAGCATTGCCGGACACCCGCGCAGTGTCGTACACCCGCGCATCGCCGGACACCAGCGCATTGCCGTACACCCACGCATTGCCGCACACCAGCGCATTGCCGTACACCAGCGCAGTGTCGTACACCCACGCGTTGCCGGACACCAGCGCATTGCCGTACACCAGCG